GCGCGACCATGCGTGGAAATAATATTCGGTGTCATAGAGATAGTGCTTGTTAGCCACCGGCATTGGGTTGTTCTTCGACCATCCGCCCAGGATGAACCGGTGGAAGCTACCCTTCAGGTGCGCTGCCACTTCCGGGATCTGGTCATTGTGGCAGAAGACGATGGCCGCGCCGCAGAGCAGCGGATTGATGATGTAATGATCGAAGCCCTTGTCGAGCTTCTCTTCGACGATCATGCGGGTAGCGATGCGCGCCTTGCGCATGTTGCCAGCGCCCTTGGCGTTGAATTTGAAAGGCGGGTCCATGACGTCGGCATCCATCCAGCCCAGCGTGGGCCGGATGGCATAGGCATCGCCGAGGTAAAGGCGGTGCGGGCCGATGATGACCATCTCGCTCATAGTCAGGCAGCCTGTCGCGACGGCAGAGGGATGGGATCGCCATTCGCGTCGAACATGTCGGCCAGCAGGCTCGGGGCTGCAGGTGGCAGCGCTGGCTCGGCGATAGAGGGCGTACCGGGCTGAGCTGCTGCTTTCGCCTGCCACGCGGCTATGCCGTGGCGCTGGCGCTCAAGCTGGCGCACCGCCATGGACAGTTCGCGCCAGTGCTCCAGCAGATCTTCCCTGCCCTTGTGCTGGATCTCCGCCGCGATCGCATCGCGCGCGCGGACCACCACTTCGACCGTGCGATCAATAGGGCAGATATCCGCGGCGCGGGTGTCGCCGTTGCGCGGGCTTGTGCCGGGCACTGGATGCCCTGCCAGCCAAGCTTCTGCCGCCGCCCAGGGTCCAAGGTTGGCCTCGGCGGTGTCCGGATCGATCCTGCCGGCGGCGAGCGCGGCCTCGGCGCTGGCAATGCGGCGGTCGAGCTCGCGCGAAATGAAGGGACGGTCAGGCATCGCCGTTCGCCAGCTCGAGCAGCACGTCGGCATGGCAGGGGCCATCCAGCGGGCAGCAGCATGCCAGGTTCTTGCCGCGTAGATGCTCGCGAATTGCGACCACCTCATCCGCCTGTTCAGGACGCTGCAGGTACTCGCGGTAGAGTGAGACGACATATGCCCGGCTCTCGGGTGTCATCCGCCCATCGCCGACATATGGGTTGCCCCATCGCGACGGGCGGGTGACCTTGACCGCTGGCAGCCCGTTGAGGGCCTCGCTCACTGTGTGCAGCCGCCAGCCCCGCCCCCGGGACAGGCGGATACGGGCGGGCTTGGCTTTATCAGACATGCTCGCCTCCCCTCGTGAAGTGATCGACGGGGAGAAGCTCCAGTTCCAGCGCCCGACACATGAAGGCGCGATAGGCCTGCTCGGGTGACAGGCATTCGAGCACGATATCTACCGGCTCATCCGTGCCGACCCATCGATCGCGATTATTCATGATCTGCCGCTGTTCGGTCGCCAGCATCACGCGATCGATGTGCTTGACCTCTGGCGGCAGGCTGATGAAGCCGAACTGTGCGAAAAGCACTGTCTCAACCTTGGCCTCTACCCGCTTGTAATCGGGCAGCATTTCCTTGAGCGGTTTCGGCATGTCGCCGATGAACGCCTCGGCAGCGTCGTGCAGCAGGCCATGCACGGCCAAGTGCGGCGGAACCAGGCGCGACACCCAGATCGAATGTTCCGCGACTGAGTAAAAGGACCGGCACTGCCCGCCGAAGCGGCAGGTGTTGGCCAGCCCTCGTGCGATCGCGTTGAGCGTGATGGTCGCAGGGTCGGGATCGGTGAAATCGAAATATCGACCATCGGCGGTGAGGATGGTCGGGGCATAGGTGCGATCAGGCATGTGAGGTACCTTTGGGCAGGTGGCGGTTGGGGTGCGCGGCATCGAGCTGCTGGCGGGTGGCGCGGAGGCGGGTGTAGACCGGCACGCGCTCAGTGCCGGACCCGACATGTCCCGTGCGGGTGAAGCCTTGGCGCTTGAGAATTCTGGCAACCTCGCGCCAGTCTAGGAGCAGCCCGGTGGACGCGATCGCGGCGGCAGCGTCGACCAACGTGATCGAACCGGTGCCGGTGAAGATGAAGCCGGTCTGGTCGCTGCCTTCCCGCGCCAGATCGACACCGATCATGATGGGCTCGACCCTCATGGTGCGACCCTCCAGCATATCTGGACGGCGTAAGAAGTCGGCACGCGCTGTACCCTGCCGGCTCGTTCAAGCCGCTTCATCTGTCGCAAGACCCATGGGGTCTCGACCCGGAAGCCTTTCGATCGGAGCCTGTTTCTGATGACATAGGTCATGCTGCGGCCTCCCCGTTCGCTGATCACGGCGAGGATATCGTCATCGGTGGGGAGGGCTTTGACGAGATCAGCCATAGCCCATCTCCTTCATCGCTTTGGCGATCAGGTTGCCGACCGGCTCGGCGATGCGGCGGTGGCCGATGACCCTGCCTTCGCGGATCGGCTTCTTGCTCTCGACCATCTTGAAAATGCCGTTGGCGTCGGCACCCTTGGCATAGGCTCGCACGCGATAGTTGCCGCGCTGATAGGTGCCGCCGATGTTGTCGATGACGATTGTGCCGAGGTTCTCGATATCGCCGGTCACCGCCGACCAGAGCGTGATGGGTTCGACGATCATGCCGCCGCCCTCTCTGCGCACATCTCGGGCAGGTTCGCCCTCGCCAGCGCCTCGGCTAGGCCTGGGCAGACGCTGTTGCCGATCTTGGCGATCTGGTGGGTCTTGGGCAAACGCCCAAATTTGCGCGCGCCGCTGTCCGTTCGGTACCAGCACTCGGGATCGAGGATGTAACTCTCGGGGAAGCCCTGCGCGCGGGCGAGCTCGCGCGGCTCGAGCATCCGCATGCCGATATCGACCAGGACGAAGGTGACCGCATCGATCGTGACGGTGACCACTGCAAAGCGCGGCTTGACCGTGATGGTGTCGAGCGGCTGATCGACCGGCTGATATTGGCCGATCTCGCTGCCGTAGTATTTGACCAGGAAGGCCGCGACCTGCACCGCGCGGTCCATCACGTTGTCGGGCAGCTCGCCCGCTTCGATCAGCGTCGTCTGCACCACCTGCTGCTGGGTGCCGCGCCCGGTGATCGTGCTGACCGGCTTGTCGGCAGGCTGGCCCGGATTGGCTCGGTTGCCCCGCTCGGTATTGTGCTGGGCGAGGAAGGCGGCAACGGCGGCATGCTTGCCACCGCCAGCGACTACCGTGCCCAGAGGCTGCTGTGCATCGATCGCGCGGGGGGCCTGCCCTTCCCGCTCACCATAGCCGGTCTGGATGAGGGTCGCACCGACGGCAGCATAGCCACCGCCCGATGCCGTTACCGTGCGAAGCGGATCCGTGACATCGAACGATCGGCTTGCCCGGGTGCTGGTGTTATCGACGCTGACTAGCGAGGCAGCAACCACACCATGGTGCCCGCCCGTCGATATGACATCTATCGGCTGCTCGGGATGCGAGCCGATACAGTTGTTGCGCAGCTTCAGCATCGCCGCCGACTGCAGGGCAATCTCGCCGCGATGCGCGCCGGTGATCGTCCGGAACGGTTCATCGACCGCATGAGCACGATCGCCGCCCTGATGCGTCACAGGCAGCAGGCTCGACCCGACCAGCATCTGATGCGCGCCGCCTGCGGTGATCGTATGCGTCGGCTCGTCGGCGCCGGTGTGAGGCTTGCCGCTGTTGCGCATCGTCATGACATGCGGAACGACCGCCGCCATCTCGCCGCCTTTGGCCGTGGTGATCGTGCGCAGCGGTTCGTCGGCCGACCAGGCGCGACCCGGATTCCAGCTGCTGTTCGTCACCGGGACAACGAACGGGCGCGCGCTGTTGACGACATAACGCATCACGCCGGCGGCGATCCTGCGGCAGGTCGCATCCTTGAGCGGGCGCTTGCGATCTAAGATGCTGGGGCAAGGCAGCGTCCAGTCGATGCACTCGGCAGCGGTGCGCCAGGGCAGCAGCTTGCCGGACAGAACGTCGGGCGACCCGGGCTTCCCATGCGTCGGCGCAGGCCAGACGATCGGCAGTCCGTCCCGGCGTGCGATCAGGAACAGCCGCTTGCGACTGGTCGGCACGCCATAGTCGCAGGCGCGCAGCTCGCGCCATTCGACCTTGTAGCCCTGCTTGCGAATGCGGCGCACCCAAAGGTCGAACTCTTCGCCGCGGCGTTCCTTGATCGGCTTGTTGTCGGCGTCGAGCGGGCCCCACTGGCGAAACTCCTCGACGTTCTCGAGCATGATGACATCGGGCGCACCTGCCCCGCCTGGGGTGGCCCGCTTGAGCCGCTCGATCCAGTGCGGCACGACGTGCGCAAGGTCGCGAATATACTTGTCGCGGGGCTTGCCGCCCTTCGCCTTGCTGTGGTGCTTGCAGTCCGGAGAGAACCAGACCAGAGCGACGGGCCTACCCTCGGTCGCGTCGAGCGGATCGACCGAATAGATCGACTGGCAATAATGGCGCGTGCCCGGGTGGTTGGCCGCATGCACCGCGATCGCCGCCTCGTCATGGTTGATAGCGACGTCGACCTGCCGCCCGAAAGCCGCCTCTAGCCCCGTCGAGGCCCCGCCACCGCCAGCGAAATTGTCGATGATGAGCTTCATGCCGCCGCTCCCTTGGTCAGGATGGCGGGCATCTGGTTGTATTCGACGCCTTCGAGGGTGCGGCCTGACAGGTGCTTGGGCTGGCGCTTCATCGGCCAGCCATTGTGACCGCCATAGTCGCCGGACATCATCACGCGGGTGTCGATCCGCTCGCGGTGGTCGAACCTGCCGCCGATCTGCCGGATCGGCGAGTATGCGCCCCATTGCTTGAAAAAATAGGGGATGCCTGCCTTCATGCAGAGATCGCGCAAATGGGTATGCCAGGACGGGTGCGAGGGGCGCGCGCCGCTGCCGCTCTCGCCACCGCTGATGACCCAATCGGGCATCAGGTCGGGCGGGATATAGCCGAGATGGCCTAGCAGCGGTTCGCAGCTCCAGAAGCGCAATGCGGCAGGGGTTTCCTTGAGCAGCTTGGCGCGCTGGATGAGGGCGCGCTTGTTCTCGATCGTGACGCCCAGCCAGATGTTGCTGGGGGCCTGCATCTCGTTGTTGAACGGATGCTGCTCGAGCAGGCCATTGCCAATCGGCACCATGATCGGTGCCGCGTTGTTGCGCCTGGTCAGATAGTCCCGCATCCGCCGCGGGCGTTTGGTGAGCACCTGAAAGATATGCTGCGGGCAGGCTTCCATCACACCGAACAGCCGATCGAGCTGTTCATCGGTGACTGCCGGGTGGAACGGGTCTCCCATCGAGTTGACGAACCAGACGGTGGGCAATTTGTATTTCAGCGGCAGCAGCAGCGATTCCTCGGACATGCCGATCTTGCCGGTCCAGACGGCCTTGCCCTTCACCTGTTCAACAGTGCCGGCGTATTTGCCGCTGATCTTTTCGTTGGGGTGCTGCGCCATCCGCCAGGCCAGCGCCATCGCGTAGCAATTGGTGCAGCCGGCGCTGACCAGGCTACATCCGACAATCGGGTTCCAGGTGCGTTCGGCCCATTCGATCTTGGTGGTCATCAATCGGTCCTTTCACCGAGCATGCGCGCCTGCAGGTCGAAGGCGCGTTGAGGGTTCCATCGGGTGGCGGGGGGCTGCTCCGCAGCGCGGGCGTCGATGATCTCGCCAGCCTTGCGCTTCCACGACCGCCAGTCGGCAGTGCGACGTTCTGCATGGGCGCGGACAAGATTGTTGCGGACCTCGCGCGGTAGCTGGCCGTAGCAGGTGTCGCAGATGCGCTGCCAACGCTGGCGCGAGCGACTGCAGCCGGGCACGTCGCAGATGTGCTTGCGGCGGGTCATGGCGCAGCGTCCTGCACAAGATCGTGCATGCCAAAGCGGCGGGCCTGCTGCTCGAGCTGGCGAACTCGCGCGCGGGCGCGCTCCAGTTGGCTGGGCAACCTGCGGATCGAGCGATAGAGGCGTTCGTCGGCCAGATCGGCCTGCGTGGCGGGGCGGCCCATGATCACGCCCACCCCGCCCAGTGCAGGCCGAGCGCCAGCACGGCGACCAGGCCCATGGCGCCCATTGCCAGGCGATCGCGGGCAATCTCGGCGCGGCTGTCGGTCGGGGACACCTGCTGGCCGATCGCGTCGTACAGATGGCCATCGGGCAGGCGCGGCGGCTTGCAGTCACGGCAGCGACAAAACTCATCGTGAATCGAATTGACGTGCGGCATCATGCCATCTCCCTTTGTGGTGAGCGGTTGGAGGTCTGGGGCTGGTCGGGCTGGTCGAAGACCCAGCAGTGCGAGTTGTGACCCGCCGGGTTATTCACCTGCTTCTGGCCGATGAATTTCCGGGACTTGGAGCCGCGCAGGATGCGCTTCAGCTCCATCATGTTGATGGGCGAAAGACCGGCGTTGCGGCAGCGCATCTCGAAATAGCTGAGGCTGACCGCCATATACTTGTCGGCATGCCGGTGCTGATTGATGCTGTTGCCTTCGGCGTGATCGTTCGGGCTCTCGCGGGAGATCAGGTAGTCGACCTTCTCCCAGAAATCGGCGACCAGCGGGTGATCTCCACCGCAGCTGTCCTGGCGATCGAGCGCCATATGGTCGACGAATTCGACGGTGCGCTTGAGCCAGCTTTCCTGCACCGGAAACAGGCCCTTGAGGCAATCGACGGCGGCGGCGAGCTGGCTGTGCGTCTTGATGCAGCGCGAGTTGTGCAGGCCGCGCACGCGGGCGCGCATATCGTCTTCGTGGTGCTGATAGCGGCGGAAGAAATAGTCGAGATACTCGGCTTCCTTGCGCACGATATGCACGATCGAGCCCGACATCTTTTCCATCGGCCAGCTTTCGAGCTGGAGCGCGGCGGCGCGGGTTTCATCGGTCCATTCGGCCTTGTCGATCTTCATCGACATCAGGCGCTCGAGCACCGCCGGCTGAGCATCGATCCGCTCATTCTGCATCAGGTAGATGGTGCCGAGGAATGGAGGCTCGGATGTCTCGTTGCCCTTCGATCGCTTGCCCAGCGCGCGCGGGTTGCGCCCATTGTACAGCACCAGAAGATCGTCATAATCGAAGCGCTGGCTGTGCCCCCGCGCCTCGTCCCGCTTGCCCTCGATCAGGCCGACCGGGAGGTTGGATATCTTGAGAAAGTTGCGCGAGAGCGCCGCGACGGTCGCCTTGTTGGGGTCGAAGCCTTCGTAGCCCTGCCTGCCCATCATCATCCAGAGCAGCTCGATGAGGGTGGTCTTGCCCGAACCGGGCGGGCCGGTGATCTCCAGAAAGCCGATCGATTTCTGCTTTGCGCGGATCTGCACCGCGAACAGCGACATGGTGAAAAATGCGAGCGCGACCAGGCCGCGCGGCCCCCAGGCTTGCCAGACCAAATGCACCCAATCGAAGCTGAGCGCATCGGGCTGCCAGTCGATATCGAGCATGCGTTCGCTGCTCATCAGCTTGACGGCCGATCTGCCGAGATCGAAATAGTTCTCCTTGTTGACCTTGATGACGCGGCCTTCGCGCACCGCGAGATCGCCGAGCAGCCAGGCCTTGTGCGGCGGCGAATAGCCGGTGAACGGGATGGGCTGGACGGTCTTTAGCCGCCGCATCTGCACCTTCATGATACGGTCGAGCTGCTCGCCCGTGCCTGACCACATGCCCGCGAAGGCCAGTAGACGCTTCTTGAACTCTGCGGATGCGGCGCAGGCGGCGTTGCTGAAGCGGGCCTTTTCGGTCTTGGCCTCCGGAAAATCTATCTGGATGAAATAGTTGGTCTCATCCTCATCGTCGTCGCGCTCGCGATAGAGGATGCGGAAGGCGCAATTGGCGATCTCGTCAACGCGAAGGTCCGGCTTGTGTTCTTCGTCATAGGTGATCTTGACCCAGAAGAGACGGTTGCCATGGCGCATCTCAAAGCTGGAGAGCGCTGGATGCCGCTCGATGATCAGCTTGGCCTTTTCGCGGGCGGTGCTGGCGATGGTGACCGCGCCATTATAGAGATACTCATCGATTTTCTCGGGGCTGTAGGGAGCCTTTTCCGGCTCGCCACGCCATTTGGCATGGCGCAGCCAGAGATCGTTCCAATCGAGCTTGGTTCCTTCGCCATCGGGGCGGACCTGCGCGGCGGTCGCATCCCAGCCCTGCGCTCTCGCTCGCTTGACGAAATCGCGGGTGGCGCTGACTGCAGGCCCGCCGACATCGAAAGCAAAGACCAAACGGGGGGGATTGTTCCGCGCCGGGCTGTCGGCAATTGCCTTACGCAGCTCACCCAACGCATGTTCTGGATAGTTGCTGATGCTCATCAGGCTGACAGCATCAAGGCCCGCCTGGCGCAGCGCCTGAGCATCGAAAATGCCTTCAGCCAGCCAGATATCATCGGCGAGCGCGAGCTGCTGATAGGTCGCGCCGGGCGGTGCCCACCACCATCCGCTCCAGTTGCTTCCGGGTTTAAAATTGGCCTTGCGTTCGAACCTGCCGGTGCGATCGATCAGGCGTTCCCACCAGCTGTTGTTCGGCAGCGGGAAGCGCACTGTTGCACTGACCTGATTGGTCTTATGTTCTCGATAGGTTTCCTGCTCGTAGAGGCCTTTCAGCTGCTCCAGATCGAGGCCGCGCTCGACGGAGAGATAGGCGTCGGCGGTGGCGTTGGGGTTTGTCTCGGTCGGTGGCGCGCGGCGAGTCCAATCTTCGAACAGGTCGGGCAGCAAGTTGCGGACGCTGTCTTCCCATCCGCAGGTCGCCCGACCGCATTTGACCACCTTGGGATCATCAGCAGCGCAGAACGCCTCCCACCGGTCGCACTGCGGGCACTTGCCCTGCTGCAGCCACCTGCCCTTGTCCGACTTGAAGCGGAACTGTGCTTTGAGGTCGGCGATAATTTGATCGGAAAGGTTCATTGCGGGCCTTCATGGCGCGGGGCAGCGGCCCCGGAATTGCGGGTGACGAACAAGGCGTTGGCGATTGGGGGATGGGGGAAGTCAGGCGGTGCGCAGCGACCAGCGGTCAGCCGAACATCGGAATCTGGCGCGGATCATGGCCGGGGTCATTGCCCGGCTCGCGCGCGCTTTCAGGGTAGCGGCGACGGACATAATCGCTCGGTGCCATCGGCAGGTTGATCTGCGGATTGGGGATGGCGCTGGGCGACAGGGTAAAGACCGCCGCCAGCTGCGCCTTCCAGGTGTGGCCGCAATCGGTGTTGAGGCAGATCAGGTACAGATCCTTCACCGTCTCGTTGACCCATTCCGACGTGCGGATGGTGGCAGGCGCATTGCAATGCGGGCATTGCACGAACCCCTTGCGCATTCGGGTTGTCAGCCCTTCCCCCTCGCGATCTCTCACCGGATGGCCTCCCTGATGATCAGGCGCGCCTCAGCGCGCATGGCGATGGCGTTGGCAATGATGTCGTCGCATTCGCGCTCGATGCGCTCGGCGTCCGTGCGGCAGATGATGCCGTCGGCGGTGGTCTCCACGATCGCCTGGGCGAGGTCGCTGTTTTCCTTGCTCTGCTGCGCAAACAGCACCAGCAGATCCTTTCCGGTGGCGGTGATCGTCGGGGTGCGCACCAGCTCATAGCCCAGCTGCCGCGCCCGAGTGGCCAGCACATGGGGATGGCCAGGAAGGCCCACCGTCTCATGCTCGAGCGCCGCAACCTCATCGACGCGCAGGAAGCTCTCGGTGTGGGGGTTGATGCAATCGCTGATACGCTGCTGGCGGGTACCAAGGCGCGAGGCGGCGGCTTCCTGCCCACCAAATGCGCGCACCAGGGCACGACAAGCGGTCTTCAGTTCCTGCTGATCGGGGGGCAGCACGATGTCGCGGCGATCCGTCATGCGGCCTCTCCGGTGCGATGGAAGGATTTACCGGCTGACGCAGCTCGCAGGATGGTGGCAGACCAGGTCTTGCCGGAACGGTGGGCAGGGGTGACCACCGAGAGGCGCTGCCGGGGGGCGGACGATGATCGGGCAGCAGAAGCCTGA